TATTTGCGTATATTGTGTATATCATTAGAATGACCTCGATTTTCCAAATATATCATTGTCTGGAAACCTAATTTCAAATATTGATGGATCTAATGATGGGAATATTATACCGTCTTTAGTAGCGTTTTGTATGTCATATACATTTTTTGAATATCCCATACTTTCATTATGTTTGTTTATTATTCTAACATTTACTACCGTTTGAACACCTTCCACCCTATCCAATTCCGTATAAATATTACTCATTACTATTGGTTGATTTATTTGCCATTTTTTAATGTCAAAATAATCCTTTAATTTATTTATACAACGAAGAACTACTTGATTTCCATTTTGATTCGGTAATGTAACTATTTCAAATTCTATACCTATGTTTATTACATACGCATCTTTAATTGAAATACCATCTGTCATTATCCTATATTGATCTAAATAGGTCTTTAAGTTCTCTTTAGTTGTTTCATTTATCGGTATTAAATTACCATTTGAATTATATCCTAATAGATAAAAACTAATACCCAACTGATTTGGTATAACTTCGTTATTATTCGAAGCATTATATTTTATGTCAATATCTTTGGTTACATAAGCTTTGGCAATAGAACCATATTTTGCTGGTAAACTATATGCACGTAATATGTAATCTTCCTTAGTAACCGCTCTATTTTGTGAAGCAAAGTGTGCTAATGCATTTTGACGAATTTCTTCTATGTCTTCACCAATTTTACCACCAGTAGATGGATTTGGATTTGTAACCGCTAAACTATTTATTACTTGTGATAATAACGTTGAATCCAACCCGGTTTCATCTGCTAATATTGATCTACTCAATAAACGTGTAATTGTATCACTTGGTACATTATCTTGAGGACCACCACCAACTGTGTATCTGAATGTTAGTGTTGTATTATTAGGAGCCAATCCATATGTCTTTGTGTATAAAAAGTTTGCAGGATTCAATTCATTAGATATATTGTTACCTATATTATTCAATCCTCCACTTATTAAGTCTGGATTTGGTATTAGTATTTCGTCATCTAAATTTGAAACTCCAGAACCAAATTGTATTTCAAAAACGTCTTCTGCTGTTTGTCTTGAAGTAAATCTTCTAGGAACACGTCTTAATTTTAACAAGTAAGGAGCTTGGTCTCTATCTTTGGTTAAGAACTTATCATTTCTAGGTATATTTGGGACTGGTTCAAATAATGTATCCTGTGCTAAAAACGGTACATGATACCACTTATTACCGTCTGAATCCGTGGCATCTATTATTTCTATTAAATTTGGTTCGTTTAGTATAATTTTTGTATATGGTTGAGGACTTTGAAATGTAAATGTTTTAGTATTAATCACACCCGATATAGCATTTACAGACTTTTTCAGTAACCAAAAGTCAACTGTACCATTTGCATCGTTAACTTCAAACGGTGTTACTTCTGTTGGATCCATGCTACTACTGTATTTAAAATCCAAATAATCTACAGTTCTAAATCTAATTGTAGCCGTACTTATATCAGATCCAACTACCATACCCTCTTCAATAGCTAAAGCATAATTCCAATCAGGAACTAATGTTCCGTTCTCGTCCTGTATAGATGGTACTATTTGAAATACGTCTAATTTAACCACAGCTGCAACTCTATTCTTTGGTTTATAACCCATGGATTGTGCTATATTTAAAACGTTTTGACGTTCTATAGCATGGGTTATCATTGATTCTTGTAAGGTAGCGTCTGTGTAGTACGATAAAACGTCACCTACATATGCTGCCATTTCTAAGAACATCATGCCGGGAGATGCTTCGTTGAAATCTTGGTAAGTATTTGGAAAATAAGTTTTACTAAAATCTATTAAATTTGCTTTAATAGAATTAAAGTCTTTTCCCAAATAACGTATATCTTTTTTAATTAGGTCTGCCATTTATACTTCTCTACATTACTGTTAAGGTTCCAGAATCAGATATAAATATGCGTACTGGTAAATATATGTTAGTTCCGGTTATAAAAAGTGTCAAGCTTATAGCAACAGCATGATTAGGTTCAGCAACTCTACCGTCATCTTGTACATTTATTTTCATATCAACTTCATTTATAGTTACATATGGCATCCATGTAGTTAAAGCAGACCGTATTTCTCCCAATAAGGCTTCCTTAAAGGTTAATTCATCCGTTATCTGTTCAAACAAATAATAATGCAAATCTGTTCCAAAATCTGGCTGCATTATTCTTTCACCTTTATGTGTTAGGAGTAAATTTCTCAAATTGGATAACACTTGTTCAGCATTGGTATAACTAACATTAAAAATACCACTTGGGTTATTAAATGGTAGTGTTACACCTATTGGCTTAATGTCTTTTGGACTTTGAAGGGGATCTGTTATCGTTGAATATATTTTACGCCTGTTTTTTATCAATTATCATCTCCCTTTCTTTTCGTCTATTTTTTTCATTAGATCAGAATAATTTCTTGTTAAAGCATTCATTACTTCACTTGGAACTTCTTCCGGGGATACTCCGTTTGGAATATCTGCTTGATTTACAAACGATGAGTTTACAGAATCACTTGTAAAATACATAGTATCATCATCGTTGTCATAAAAATGAGTTTCATTTAATGAACGTTTAGTTTCTTCTAATAATTCATTTATACTTGAATAGTTACTAATTGGTCTTTTAGGCTTTGAGTCAATATTAGCTATTTTTTTAGCACTATTAATCAGATCAGCTTCTCTCGATTTTGATTCGGAAACAACCTTTGTTTTAACTTCGGGTTTCATTAATTTTTTTTCTAAAGCGTAATCAATTTCTTCACGAATTATTTCTCGTATTTTACCAAAAAACTTTTTAGAATCCATAATACTTGCCTTTATATTGTGTAATATTAATAAATATCATTTTTTATATTTTTATCACCAAACGTAAACAAAATGCCATTCTTCATTCGGTGCATCGCCCCAATAAAAACCAAATCTGTCACCGTTTAAATTTATCCATTTTTGAGCTTTATAATTATCCACTTTTCCAGACACATCTATTGCCTTACCCCAACCATGATTTGATGTTCCTGGAGTAGCTGTTGTTTTGCTTCCGTTCTTTTTACGAATTGCTACCTGACTGTCGTAGTCTCTATAAGCAGATATTGGTCCTGATATGTATATCCCTATACCATCTTTTTTTGCAGCTTCAAACATTTTTTGATATGCACCCGCTGCCTCATGGTGTAAGTAGACTTTACCACTAATTGATTTATTCGTTGTTTGTATAGGTGATAAAAAAGATTTTGGTATACGACCATTTTTATGTCCTGGTATTATTCTCGATTGTATTTTTGTTAATCTAACACCTATATTTTTTATATGTTCGGTTCCAGGTAAAACCTTATATTTCCAACCAAAAAGATGACCTTGAGTTGTTACTATACCAGATGCTGTTTTTTGTGTAAAATTACTAGGAGCTCTATATGTGGAATTATCTACATTTTGTGGAGCTTCTTGTCCACCACCATCACTTGAAGTTATAATATATGTTGTTCCTAATTTTACACGATTTGCACGTTTTCTAATTATACTAGCAAGTGGCACCGTGTAAACTTTTTTTTCATACGGTTTATTTTCTTCTTGTTTTTTTGGAGCTATGTATTCGGGTATTTCAATTTCCCAAGGATACGCTATTCTATTTTTGTCAACTTCGGTTCTTATTTTTTTAATACGATCGATTGTTATTGAATCCAAATAAGAATCTGACCTATCATCAACTACGGTTGGTTTCACCGTTGTGATTGGTTTATATTCCAATATACCCTTAACAGAATTTTCATCCACTATAGGATCTTCTTTTTTTATGTCATCATCCATGATAATACCTCAAGCCCAACCAATAATTACAGAAATAGGTCTTTTACCACCAAATATCATTTCACCATTAAAAGCCATTTGTGTTGAACCACCACCATCTCCGAGGTCTAACCATAAAACATTTTTATTAACACCACTAAAATATTTGAGTACATTACTTACTATATTTTTTGATCCAGCTCCATATCCAGCAATATATGTACCATCACTCACTTTTCCAAAAAATGGCAATGTTGATTTATTAAAACTGTCATCTATACTGTAATATTGACCATTTTTTATAAAAGAACCACCACCCGCACAAGCTGCCACTTTTATATTACTCAAAAAATTAGCACTCGATATTGCATCAACTGTTGAGCCACGTTTTGCTTTAAAAATTTCACCCGATGTTGTTCTGACTGCTTCATTAGATCCTTTAAGAAAATAGTAACATGGTCTAAATGTTGATGTAAATGTTTTACAGCCATAATTTTTACCGTTGTATATCAAAGCACCTACTGGTTGATATTGACCCCATCTTAC